AGCGAAGATGTGGAAGGTAACGCTGCAAAGATAACCAGTGAGGATATATTGCACTTTAGATACATTACATTAGATGGATATGTGGGTTATAGTCCTTTGTATGCTTTAGCACACGAAATTGGTATTTCTCAAGGATCTAAGAGTTTCTTGCGTAACTTCTTCGATAATGGCGGTACATCAACATCAGTGTTGAAGTATAAAAAAGGGCAAATCAATGCTGAACAATTAAGAGAATTGAAAAAGAACTTTTCAGAAAGTCAATTAAAAAACAACGGCGGTTTAGTTGCTATCGATGACACAATGGAATTTAACAGACTACAAATTCCAGTCGAAGTTTTAAATTTCTTAAACAGTTATAAGTTTAGTACGTCTCAAGTTGCTAAAGCGTTTGGTTTACCAGTATCGAAGTTAGGTATTGAAACAGTCAACACATCTATAACACAAGCTAACCTAGAATATTTGCAAAGTACATTAGATCCAATATTTAAAATGATGATTGCAGAACTCGAAACAAAAATATTTAAGTTTATTGATTCTGGTTACGAATTAGAGTTTGATTCATCACGTCTCATCGACATTGATCCAGAGCTACAATTACAACGTATTACCGAATTGCACAGTAAAGGAATTATTTCAACAGACGAAGCAAGAAGTGTATTTGGTTATGAACCTATTAAACATGGTGAACAACCATTGGTTGACCTTAACAGAGCGCCACTTAACACTTTAGAAAATTATCAAAAATCGAAAATTGACAAAGAAGTCGAAAAGAACTCCATTAAAGGGGGTGATGAGTATGACGAATAGTAACGTTGACACTGGACAGCAAGATATGGTTATTGAGGGGTACGCAATTATCTTTAATTCATTGAGTGATGATTTGGGTGGATTTAGAGAAATTGTAGCGCCTAATGCTTTAAATGATGTAGATGTAAGCGATGTGAAATGTCTAATCAATCATGATTTCAGTTATGTTATAGGACGCACACAAGCAGGAACGCTTGAGTTACAGGTGGATGAAAAAGGGCTATATTTTAAATGCCACTTACCTAATACATCATACGCAAGAGATATTTATGAGAATATTAAAGCGGGTAACGTAAACCAGTGTAGTTTCTTTTACACATTACCATCTAATGATTCAACAGCTCGTACATGGCAAAATATAGATAATGAGTATGTTCAAACCATAAATAAAATTGATGAACTTATTGAAGTTAGCATTGTTACAGTGCCAGCCTATAAAGATACATCGGTTGAAGTCGGTCAACGTGCAAGAGATTTGAAGAAATTTAAACAGTTGGAACAAATGAAAATAGCTTTAGATTTAGAAAGCCTACGTTTTGAAACGTAAGGCTATTTTTATACCTAATTTTAATGAGGAGGCTTACAAATGGCTAATTTAGATGAGCGCAAAAAAGAAATCGCCAATTTGATTTCTAAAGCGCAAGAAGCAGTTGAAAAGGGCGATCTCGAAACTGCTCGTAATTTAAAAGCTGATATTGATGCACAGAAAAAAGAATATGAAGAACTTGAACAGCTTTCAAAAGAAATTGAAGCATCAGTACCTGAGCAAGATGAATCGCCCAAAGATGAAGGGGCAGAAGTTGAAGATAACAAAGGTGATAGCTCTGGAGAAGAATCAGAAAATAAACCATTCGATGACAAAGAAGAGAAACCGTCAGACGAAGAAAAAACTGATAATAAACCAAAAACAGGTGACCAACCTGAATCTGAAACAAAACTGAAACCAGAGACACCTACAATTGAGAAGGTGGAAGAACCAACAGAAGAAGAATTAAAAAAAGAAAAAGACAAAAAAGAAGGAGCGAAACGTTCTATGGCTAAATTAAACCAAAATCCAGAGACAAACGAAGAAATTCTAGCATTTGAGCAATACATGAAATCTAAAGGAGCGAAACGTGACAACGTTAAATCAGATGACGTTGGCGTAACAATTCCAGAGGATATTAAATATATTCCTGAAAAAGAAGTGAAAACAGTACAAGACTTGTCAGAATTGGTGCAAAAGACATCAGTTACAACTGCATCTGGTAAGTACCCAATTTTAAAACGTGCTAACGCTAAATTCAACACTGTTGCTGAATTAGAGAAAAACCCTGAGTTAGCTCGTCCGGAATTCGAAACAATCAATTGGGAAGTAGACACTTATCGTGGATCTATTCCGATTTCACAAGAAGCATTAGATGATTCAGTTGCTAACTTAACTGCTATTGTTTCTGAAAATATTAACGAACAAAAAATCAACACTTTAAATGAACGTATTGGTGAAGTTTTAAAAGCATTCAATCCTACTAGTGTTTCTAATGTTGACGACTTAAAAGAAATTATCAACGTTAAATTAGATCCTGGTTATGACCGCCAAATCATCTGTACACAAAGTTTCTATCAAAAACTTGATACATTAAAAGATGGTAACGGTCGTTATTTACTACAAGACAGTATCATCAACACTGCAGGTAATACTGTGTTAGGTATGAATGTAACAGTTGTGCGTGATGACTTGTTAGGTAAAAATGGAGATGCATTAGCATTTATCGGTGATGTAAAACGTGGTGTGTTATTTGCAGACCGTACAGACGTTTCTGTTCAATGGATTGAAAATGAAATCTACGGTAAATACTTAATGGGTGCTTTCCGTTTCGATGTGAAACAGGCTGATAAAAATGCTGGTTTCTTCGTAACGTTTGAAGATGCAACAGAACCTAGTGGGGATCTAGGAGCATAAGTAAAGTAGGTGATTTCAATGTTCAAAATAGATGACGTTGAAGCCATTAAACAAGCGATACGCGTCGACCATGATTTCGATGATGACTTAATTATGGAAGTGTATTTACCAGGTGCGATTAACGAAATTAAAACAGCTGTATCTTTAAGGGAAGAAGATCAACCTTTTTATGAAAATAACGGATTGTTTAACCTTGCAGTATTGAATGTTGTAGCACATCACTACGATAACCGTTCAACTACTTCCAACGAACAAACTTTCGAAGTACCTGCATCTTCTGTAAAGCTCGTTCAGACATTAAGAAGTAGCTTGATTAAATGGCGTAAGGATAACATTGAGGTGATAGTCGATGAACCTTAACCAATTAGATTACAGAGTTACTTTTTATGAAGTTGTGAATGATGGTCCAGAAGCAGGAATGAATGAACAAAAAGAAATATACAGTTGTTTCGCTGGAATGTACGAACCAACACAAAAAGATGTACAGTTAGGTAATTTAGAACTTAGTAAAAGGTCAGTTACATTAAATATTAGAGATGCACAACCTCAATTTATACCAAGCTCAAAACACGTATTTGAGATAAAAAATGGTATGTATGCAGGGTTGTTTTTTAATGTCAAAAATGTAGCACCTGCTAAGTCGCCTAACTATGTCAAAGTGGTGGGTGAAGAAGAATGACTATGACATTGAAAGGTGATAAAGAAATAATCGCCTATTTAGAAACGAAATACGGTAAATCTGCTATGAAACGCATAACTGACTTTGCACTAACTAAAGCTGGCAATAAAGTTGTAAGTATTATCAAAGGTAATATGAAAAGTTTTGAAGATACTGGAGAATCAGTAGAAGAAACTACACTTTCAAAGCCGATGACGATAAAAGGAGTAAGGACCGTTAAAATTCATTGGCGTGGTCCTAAACAACGTTATCGTATTATCCATCTTAATGAGTATGGTCACTACGACCGTTCTGGTAAATGGATTAATACAGCTGGTAAAGGTGTGATTGAAAATGCTATGCGCGAAGGCAGAGAAACTTATTTCAGAACAGTAAAAGAAGAAATGAGAAAGAGGGTGTAATTTATTGGATGACATCACAATGAAAATATATGAAGCGATTACAGATAATAAAGAAATTATGGAGCATGTTCAAAAGAACAACATTAAATTTTTTGATTATCCAAACGCACAAGAAATTAAAGATGTAGTGATTGTCATAGATCCATTAGATACACCTACACCTGCTGATTTTGGTGATAATGATAATCTCACTTACGAATATTTTTATCAAATAGACGTATTTGTAAAACAAAAACAAGGAGTAAACGGACGAGTCCTATCCGATAGGCTCGTCTTTTTAATACAACGAATGATGTGGGAAGTATTAGGGTTTGGCGAAACTTCTTCCATGAAACCCGAATATATCAAAGAGTTCAATATCTACCGACAAGCTAAAAGGTTTGAAGGTAAACAATATTTTAAAATTTAGGAGTGTTTTAATATGGCAGAGAAAAACTATCGTTCATTTACAGGTTTAACAGAATTTTATTACAAAGTGCATGGTGAAGGTGGCGTTCAAAAAGTTGCTGATCCAGAACGCATTAAATATTTACAAGAAATTTCAGTATCTAAAGACCAAGACATCGAAAAAGCATATGGTGATAACCAAGTTGCAGAAATGGCAGTTGCTAACGG